AAAATTGGTCACTGCCGTTTCAACAGTGAATTCTGACTGCTGAAGTGTGCCTTGTTTGAACAAGAAAAAGAATCCTGTGTTGTTTGAACTGTCACCAGATCCATCTGATCGATATGTGTATGTTAAACCTGTCCCTGGAACAGGAGCAGATTCGTAGATCGATTCTGATTCATTGATTGTGCTTGGTACTATCTCAAATGATCTCGAAATACCTCCCACGGACTTCTGGAATTTGAACACAGGTAGATCCAACTGGTTGGAACTTAACGTGTAAACCTCAGTGTCGATGCCACCGATCGTCCCTGACTCCCTTGGGTTTCCAAACAGTTGTCCTGTTTGATTCGCGGCATTTAATACTGCTGTAAATTGTTCTCTGTAGTTTGCGTTTGCAGAGTCATTCCAGATAATGTTTTGATTGGCTAGATTTGTTCCTGTGCTGTCAGACACATCTTGTGTGGTAGATATGGAATCTATCTTCAGCATGCCTGTGGCTGGGAGGTTCCTCTTGGCGTTGTAGTTGATCAACCTTGCTAATCTTAGCACCGAATTCCTTCTCTCCGCAGTCTCTAGGAAGTTCTCCCTTGCGTTCAGATCAACTCTGAACGAAAGAGCCTGTGCGATGTAGGCGATAAGATCTATGAGTGCAACGTATTCAGAACTCTCCACGAAATCGTTGAAATCATCTGGGTAGTTCTCTTGTAGGTATGCCACCATGGTCCTACGTAGCGTCTCGAAGTCATATGATTTGAAGTCCGCCTGCTGGAAAGCCTGGTAGATCTTCCTCCAATCTTCCGCAACCAATAATCTGTTCTGTCTATCTGTAGTGGCCATACTGTTTGTATGGGTATTTATATATTAAATTAAGTGCGTATATTAAGATAGGCGTAACAGAGAATTCTCATCGAAGTTGAACCTCAATTTCTCAGTAATATTCAATGGCACATATTTTATTGTGGCCTGTATGGCTATGCCCTTGTCGGCCTCTGAGACCAAGATCTCTTCTGTTGCTATCCTTGGATCTGCGTTGAGGTTAGCAGTAACATCATCGACTATGGCGTCTTTGAGTGCCTCCGTGAATGGCTCAAAGATTGCGTCGTATATGATTGTGCCGAATTCCGGGTTCTCCACGCGCTCGCCCTTACGCACAGATAACCTGTTGATGAGATCTTGCTTTGCCACTTCAAAATCATATAGTTTGAAGTTCTTTTTGTCCGCACGTGAACTAAAGCCTTTGAAAGTCACTGATCCGTTTTGTAGACCACCTGAACCTGAACCTGAACCTGAATCTCCGTATGCCATATGCTATATTTACTTCTTAAAATCTAAAGAAACTCCTCACAGCACTGATTGCCTGACTCTTGATTGATGCTATCTTACCATGAATGAAACTCATTGCGGCACCCTTCGGATCCGAAATCAATTTCTGTATATTGTTGGCCTTACTGACCAAGGTATTTAGATTGGATATAGGAAGTTTGATGTTGTCATTCAGTTTTACGACTTTGCCTAATTTTTCTGAGACTGCTTTTATGCTAGGTTGTTTTAGCAATTCAGATTTAATCACTTTCAATTCTGTTGCTGATAATTCAGGACTAGATTTTTTGATTTCTTCCATTGCTTCATTTATGAACTTCTTGGTCCTCGCAGTACTGCTCTGTCTGTCATAAGGTTCATGCGTAACAAAATCTGTCACTGTTGTCCTGTTGTCAATCTTGTTCGGTTTTCCACGTGATAATGGAGCATCGTCGTCTATGTCTATTAGGCCTTCTGTAACCTTTATGCCAATCGCATCTGCCTTCAACCATTTAGGACCCCATACTTCGCTGGCGCCGACCGAATTGAAATGCACCGTGTCCCCTGCCAAGTCTATCCTGCCTTTCGCACCGTGCAACTGCGTTCCATCCGTGAATGAACTAATGCCATCCCTGCCATAATGTCTAACAGCACCTTTCTGGGCACTGCTGAACACACCTTTTTCTCCCATTGCAAAAAGATAACCTTCCGCGTTCAGCGCCAGGTGATTTTCAGAAGTGAAATTGATCGTGCCTTTGGCATGGAAATTTATGTTGGTCTCTGAGTGTAAATTGAAATCACGACTGGTCCTAAAATTTATTCCGCCATCTGAGTAAACGCTAATCGTACCGTCCTTGTCCATCTCAATAAACGCCTTGCCTGACCCGTTGGCCAAATACACGACACCTTCTGTGTCGTGCATCAACAACTGGTGTCCACTTGCCGTTCTCAGTCTAGTCAATTGGTTGTTGCCGTCAACATCTCCGTCATCCATAACAAACGTGTGACCTATCTTCCTTGTGACGAAATCCTGTTTCCTGATGTCTTTTGTGCCGACGTACTGTTTAGTGGTACTTGTGTCCTTTGGCCCTGGTGTGCTTATGCCAAACACACTGCTTGGTGTCTCCCTACGAGCGGAACTTGTTGTGGTGCCTCTGATATCGTCTGCGGACAGTCCTTGATCTTTGAGGACATCTGCAAATGGGTGTATTGGTTTGTTAAAACTATTATAGTTCAATGCAGGATTTGAAGATGGATTCTGCTTGTTGACCTCTCCTGCAGGCACATTTTTTGTTCCATATGTGCTTTGCTTATCAGTGGCGCTACTGAACTGTCCTGCAGGACCTCCTGAATTTTTGTCCCATGTTTTCTCACTAGCGGCTATACCTGGCACCATGTGATTGGTCACAGCATCTTGCACACAACCTATCCAGAATGCCTGATCCAACTTGCCCTCTACAAATATCACAAGCACCCTTGTGCCTATGTCCGGTGGCACCGCCCAGAAGCCATAACTGTGTTGGCTGTCCTCGTACTTTGTTGATCCGGGTAAGTTGTATTTTACATCCTTGGCACCGAAGAACGGTGAAAGATATTCGCATGTGATTAAGTTACTGCTGATTGGATCTGCTGTTTTACTAAGGTTAGGAATGTTCACCTGCAGTCTTCCCATCCTCAATGGGTCAACGTTATTCTTAACAACGCCAATGAATGGGCCCGGCTGTCCTTGTGCCCATGACTTATCCTCGCCTGGTGCTTTTGATGTTGAAGCGTGTCCTTTTAAATAATCATATCCCGACATTATGCCATCCCATCATTTTCTCTAATTTTCCAAATATTTTCCGTCTCACGTGATAACTGTATTGGATTTTTCACATTAGTTATTACACCGTCTTTCTTGACTATTTTTTCATTACTAGTTGGTGTTGCAGGTTTATCTTGATTGTTGAACCTAACCATCGTGAGTGTCTGTGTAAATTTCCCATCTGTGAAATTATGCTCAACCTGTGTGACCTTGTATAGACCTGAAAACACTCCTGTGGGTTCTGACGTCAGTTCATACACACCTGTCTGGTCATTGAAATCTTGTGGTGTCTTGAAAGTCAAGTTTGTTACAGGTTCCGCCACATCATAATTGTAGCATTTCAGTTTAGGGTTCCATATGTTGTCCTTCGCCCCGCCTCTAAAGAAATCGATGTTGTTATCAGTTGAACTCCCATTAAAATTTTGCGGTGTTGCTGGTATAAATTGACTCTGTCCTAACCATGCAGGATCTCCAAGGATCTCCATCCTTAGGACCACCATATCCGCGGTAGGATTTGTTATGGCATCAAAGAATTGATCTAACCTGGAATCAACCTGTCCTGTCCTATTGGTGGGTGAACTTTTGTAACCACCGGCCTCACTTTTGAGTGGCAACAAACCACCCATGGCTTTGTCTCTATTTGTTGGAGCGTTGGAGTCAATAATTTTATTTTCCTTTGTATTTGAAAGCGTCCTACTGTCTGCCGCTTCTAAGTCCTTAAGTCTAGATTGAAAATATGCGACCTTGTAATTTATATCTAAGTTAAGGATATCAACATTGTCACCTGTGAAGATGTAGTTGTACGCCTTGGCCACATATGACTGAAAGTTCTTGCCCTGATGAACACCGGCAGTTCCTAGATTGTATGCACTGATGTAATAAGGCTCAACAACAATTCTTATAATCTTTGCGTTGGTCTGCCTGATCTCGTCAAAATCTCCAGTGGGTTCAATACCTGTTCTAATCCTAAAATATTTAAAATAAGTTGATAGTCCCTCGTTTGGATTGAAACCCGCTGTGCCAGGTTTGGTCACGGCACTGCTCCATTCGTCAAAACTTTTGGCACCATACTTAGGATGTGTCTTCATCAAGTTCTCCAAAAGCATAAGGATTGCTGTTGAAGAATTGAACTTGATCATCTCCATAGTAAATTCTTCTTCGCCC